GATACTCCTGTATATTATTGGTTATGGAGTTTGAGGACATCAACTTGAGGTAATCGTACACAACAACGCACTCGTTAGTCTTTCCGTTCTCATCCATCTTCACCTCTTGCATAATCCATCTTTTTATTATGTTTAGGATTTGCTCAAAAGGTTTTCCTGCAACGCTGACATAGCTATAAGGTATCGACTCTATATGTTCGACAGCATCGTATACCTTTTCATGCTTTTCGTCGTCATCAACAAACTTACCTGTAGCTACGTCGTTTATGGGAACATTGCTCAAGTTAGCTATGATCCTATTTAAATGATCTTCTTTCGACATCTCTGTATCTAATACTAGTACCGGAACGCCGTCAGAAGCAACATTAAGAGCCACGTTGTCAGCAAATACGCTCTTACCAACTTTTGGTCTGGCGGAAACAAGGTCAACACATTTTCTTCTGAGACCGCCGCCTATCGCATGATCGTATCTGGGAAAGCCCGTCGGTATTCCAATGATATCACACTTGTTCTCTTTCAGGAACTCAATGTATTCAGAAGCTCCCTCCCCTATCATTTCTGGCTTTTCACCGCCATCGTCTTCCATTAGAAAGTCCATAACTGGAGCTTCAAGTAGAGATACTATCTCATCTATAGACTCACTACCGTTTACTGAGTCTATGTCTTTATGGATCTTGGCGGTTATCTTTTTTATCTTCTTGGCGAACTCAAGTTTTTTGAGAGTTACTGCAAAGGTTATAACATTGTCTTTGTCAACAGGGAAGTTGAATAAGGAATTTATATACTGCAGTTCCTCTTCGTTGTTTACCGATTCCGAAAACTTTAAAACCTCGGCGGCTGACAAGATTGAAGGAAGGTCTACATTTCTGTTCTCTTCTATTACCCTTTTGACACACTCAAACAGTATCTTATTATTCGCATGACCAAACGACTGATTATCTATAAGGTCTGCAATCTCAATATAAGAATCTACCCCGTACTGAAACAATCCAGCAAGAACAGCTCTTTCTGCGCCAACGTCTGTTAAATTATCCATATCTTACCTAGTGCAATTATCACATCTTACGAATTTGCCGCTAACTAAAGACGACAGTATTTTAAACCTTTTGCCACAAACATGACACGTTAACTCAACCTTCTTTGGCGGGTTTCTTTTCCTCTGGGATCTAGGAACCTCTGGAGTAGAAACATCTTTATGCTCGCCAGTGTCAGACCACTGGTTTTCCCCAGCCACAACAGGTGTCTTACCGCCTTTTCTTGAGGACGGTTTTTTTGACACTGTGAAGTCTTCACCAACGCTTGCTTCTGGTTGATTATTATCGGCCTCCTCCTGCTGCGACTTCTGCTTTTCAGCCAATAGCTTTTGCAATTCTTCTATACTCAAATCTTCTGGGTTCATAGTCTTTTACCTCTTTCTAAAAGGATGTCAGCCTGCCTTTTTATTTCCCACACCTTGCCTTCTAGCGACTGAAGTCTTGCAGACGCTATCATTTGCATCTGGTGAACTTTCGAGGCATAGCTATTATCTCTTACGACAATTTGTATTTTTGTTTCGTGCTTGGTATATTGATCAAACTGGTGGGTTACGAGCATACGCTGGATTTCATTGTTGCACCAATCAATAATAACCTTGTTTTTATTTACCTCGTCTTGGATATAAGTAGCGTATCCATATAGCATGTACGAAGCGTCAAACAGCTCTTGCGTCGTTAGTTTGCCGAGAGCATCTCTGTCCAAGCTGGCGAAGTAAATGTAATCCTCATAAAATTGCGAGAACTTAACATTTGACAGTTGTATATACTCTTCTATGCTTTCCAGATGGGCTTTTAGCCTGTCTTCAGCTTTTAATTGCTTTTCTCCAGTCATCGTCATCCTCCGAATATTTCAATACTATTAGTTCAATCTCGTTCATGTTACACCATTCAATCTTGTCTTCGTCTCTAGCCTTGGCTAGTAAGAAATCTCTCTTGGTGTTATGGAAGAAGGGGACGTGTTCGTAGTGCTGTCTCCCGTGTACCTCAAACGCTTTCCGTATGTTTGGTATAAAAAAATCTAGAAATAATACGGACTTTTTATGCGCTGAGGTACTGCCGGGAAGTTTGACTTCTTCCAATACTCTATAACTGTGGTAAACCTCGTTTATTAATCTCCTAGCTCTGATATGGTGTCTAGATCTTTTTCTTGAGTCATTAGCTCTTATATCATAGCTGGCAAGATTTAGGTTATACTCCCTACCGTTCAAACCTACTACCTTCAAAACAGCTCCTTGATCTTTGAGTAAATAAAGTCGCAGATTGACGGGTTTTCATTCAGAAATTCTGTTAAGTTATTGACACCTTGAAACTTAAAGAACTTTTCTATATCTTCTTCTTTTTCGCCAACCTCATTTTCTTTTAACACCTTGGCAACAACTGGATCATCGGGTTCGTCCACGGCACACTGTACTGTGTACCAAGCTCCTGCAGTTTTGATTATTCTGAACTCACAGGCTATTTGGACAACCTCCTGCACCTCATCCAATCCTATTCCATATCTAATCCAGCTTTCCGCTGTTGAGTTTGGTATACCGCCAGCATTTGACGTTTTGATGTTCCAGTTTGCAATCTGTCCTACATGAGGCCCTGTCTGCGCTGGAACCTGCCATTTGCCTCTATGGGTAATAATCATGTTTGTTCCAGCTTGATACTGAAGCATGTTGCCGCAGTCAGCCATTTTCAATGGTGAATATCTGCTACCGCTAGTGTTTGCGATATTGTGAGTAATACAAATGATAATTGTTTTGTTTTTAGTGACAGACCCGCCTATTCGTTTGAAAAACATAGACAGCAATCTTGGCAGAGCATTTCTAACCCCAGTTCTGACTTCACCTTGCAGCTCATCTCTCGGAACCATGTTAGACATGGAGTCAACAATTATCAAACACTCAGGCTCATTGTTTATGTAGTACTCAATGATATTCAAGAAATCTTCTGCCGACAGTATTCTATCGTCGGTTGATTCTACAATTAGAATCTTTTCTGGGTCTAGGCCTTTGATGCCTTCAAAGTTTTGTTTAGCAAGTCTGCCCTCTGTATTCGCATAGATAATTTTTTTGCCAATCTTTTGGCACTTGGCGGCAAAGTGTAGCGCGGTGGTAGTCTTTCCGCTTTTAGGGTCTCCTGTCATTACGACACAGCTTCCCTCCCTAAGACCACCGCCAAGAGCGATATCGAGAGCTGGTGACACACCTATAACCTGTAAGCTGTTAAGATTGTTGAGAACTTCTGAGCCAGTTCTTACAACATCTCCGTAGTTAGAGACTACGTTACTGCTTACAACATCATCTTCAAACTTATTTATCTTCTTTTTTCTTGGCATCTAAATCCCTCAACATTTGCAAATTTTTCTTCTTACCGAAGGAAGACCGAGATCTTTTCTTGGCATCCTCCTTTACTTCAATAATAGTCATTTGAGCGTCTTCTTGCTCAATAATTCTTTGATATTTAGCAAAGACTTGCTCTATTTTTGGATACCGAAGTGAATATACCCTTTTTAACTCGGGTGAATTGATAGCCTTGACCATTGCTCTGGGGTCATATTTTTTCGCAAACCTGTTGGCTAATATGACCTGTTGCTGGTAAGTCTTTTTCCACTTGTCGGTATTCCAGAACTTATACGCTTGTGTACCTTCGTTTTTCTTCTGAGCCATGCGCGTACACATTATCTCAGCTAGATACTGCGCGCATGTACAATACTCCCCAGTAGAGGGGGATTTATACTTGCTCTTTTCGTTTCTTTCTTTCGTCATGATTATAAATTATAGCCTCTTCAAAACAGTCTTCAATTTGTTCTTCAGTCGTTCTTTCTTCAATTATTTCTGGCGTTAGCCACATGGATTTGTGAACCGTGTTTCCTACAACTCTGCCGGTTGTGTAGTAATACTTAGTATCGCCACCCATCTGACCTATTAGAGATCTTACTAGGTAAACACCTTCCGCACCCTCAATATCGACATTTTCAACGTGTGACTTAAACTGAATTGATAAGCCTACTATTGATAAATCAGATTTACTGAGATTCTCTTTTAGCTTCAGCCATTTTTTATAGTCTTTGAACCAAAGCTTTTTACCGTTAGACAGAGAAACTGTAACCCATATAGACCTTCTGTCTTTATTGTATTCCTTGAGCCAATCATCACGACTCGTTATAAATCCTTGCATCTTCTAACCCTTGTGAATTGTAGTTACGCAATCAGGTCTAGCTTTTTTGCTAGTGGATCGCTTGGTATCTGCTGTTTGTGATGCTCCAGCAGTCATGGTTACAACGCCGTCCCTGCGAGCCATTTGAGCCCCTGCAGTTCCTAGCCTCTGATCTTTTGGGAACTCTGCCAGAAACTTGTCCGCAGCTTTTCTAACGGTTGCGATTGGTCGATCAAGCTCTTTAGCTATCTCCTTAGCGTCCAAAGTTTGGCAATGTTCTTTAACGTAAAATAATTCCGCTTTTCCTAGTGGCCCTTTTTTAGTCATTGATAAAACTCCTTTGTGCTCTTGTCATGTATAAACCATTTCTAGTTTTTAGAAACAGCATGTAGTAATCAAATGTTTCCTTTGAGACTTTTTTCATATCGGTCTCTAGGTGTTTTTCTCTGTGTGAATACTGCCCCTGTGGGTCAAAAGGGGTATTCTGGTATGTTTTAATTTTATAATAGGATCTCTCGTTTTCCAATACTTCCTGAGCAAATACAGATTCTTTGGAATTTATAACTGGAGATCCGTTTCTATCATACTGGTGCGTTTTTTTATTATCTTGCTCTAGGTGATTATTAACATTAGGGTCTAGGTATTTCATTTCTTGCCTTTCATAATGTAATTTGTTTTTTGTTCTGCAGACATTTTGTTTATCTCAGTCCTAGTTGCTGTAGCGTGCTTGCTGTATATCGTTTCCTGTTTCTTGGGGCGGCTATTATTTGCTTTTTCTTCAGCCTCGCTTCTTTCGTAGTGTCCCATCCTCTTAGTATTCTTATCTGCCATAGAGCCAATAGTGGTAGCGTTTTCTACAAACGCCGCCCTACCACCAAATATAACTCTAGAAAGAGCATCCTCTCCACACACCTCACAGGTTTTTAGTGGGTCGTCCTTTATTGATTGTAACACATCTTTAAGCTCGTGTCCACAACTTTTACAAATATAATCGTAATTAATCATAATAGTCTTCCTCTAGAGCCTCTAATACTCTGCCAATAATTCCGTTCCTTTGGATGTCTTCGTAGTACAGTCGGCTTATCCCTACTCCTTCCACATCTTCAAGTCTTTCTATACAGTCTAACAAACCGCTGAACTTTCTTATATCGGTCTGTCTTATATCGCCGTTTATTAAGACTTTTGAGTTCTCGCCCATTCTGGTTATAAACATTTTAATTTGATCTAAAGTGCAGTTCTGAGCTTCGTCCAATATCATGTAAGCGTCATGAAAAGTAGCGCCTCTCATAACCTCTAAAGGCTCGTACCTAATCCTTCCCTCGTTAAAAAGTTTGCCATAATAGTCTCTACCTAAAAAGTGTTTGAGGTTCTCCTCCATAGGTAAGAGGTACGGTTTTATTTTTTCATCTAATTCGCCGGGCAATGACCCTATATCTTTTCCAGCGCACACAAGAGGTCTGGTTACAATTATTTCTTCTACGTCATCTTTATAAATATGATTTGCAGCTATGCCGGCAGCGATGTAAGACTTTCCGCTACCAGAAGGCCCAGTGCAGAAGATAACATCGTTTTCTACTATGTCTCTAATGTATTCCTTTTGATTAGGTGTTTTAGCCGTTATAGGTATAATCCTACGTCTATCGTTTTTTTGTTGTTTACGGGATTTTCTCATCGTGAACCCTTTAAGTTATCTACCAGTGCTTCCAAAACCTCCTACACTTCTATCCGTCTCTCCTAATTCTTGCACCTCGTTTAGCTCGTAGTGAGGTGCCTCCTGTATAATTAGCTGTGCGATACGATCACCTTTCTTGATATCATACGTCACCGCAGAGTTGTTGTGCAAGCACACCTTGACTTCTCCAGTGTAGCCGCAATCAATTACTCCTGCGTGCCTGTGTATGCCTTTAACTCCCAGTGAAGACCTATCCCATATTAATCCCACAAAACCTTTTGGGATTTCTATAGCTATGCCAGTGTTAATCAAGGCATTGTAGCCCTTTGGGATAGCTACGTCATTTACGCTGTAAAGATCATATCCAGCGTCTGTAGTGTTAGACTTTGTTGGCGCATGAGCGCCTTCATATAATTTTTTAAAATTTATCTTACGATCCATATTGGTTCCTTAAAGTTTTAATCCTCCGAAGTCCATATCGTCTAAGTCGTTGGTGCTAGCACCGATCTTGTACGATGTGATTTCATGTTCCTGTGGCGCCACTTGAACGCCTTCACTATTTATCCAAGGCTCTGTCCACCCAGCGATTGGGTTTTTGAGGCCAGACTCATAAGGCAATTTGATTGCTTTCCTACGAGTCATGCAGAGCCAGTCAATGTATTGATGAAGCACCCTTTCATTTAGACCAATGATTGAGCCATCCTTGAAAAGGTATGATGCCCATTTCTTTTCCTCGGAAGCAGCGCTTTCAAACATTTTAATTGACTCTTCTTCACACTCTTTGGCTGTCTGCACAAAGCCTTCTGATTTTTCATCTCTTAGAATCTTTAGAATTTGTTGGGTATTGTGGAGATGTATAGCCTCGTCTCTTTTAATTAACTTAACTATATCGGCGTTGCCAACCATCTTCTTATTTTCAGCAAACGCAAACGCACAGATGAAAGATACGTAAAACCTGACAGCCTCAAGAATGTTTATGCTAATCAGCGTAAGATATATTTGCTTTTTAACGTCTTCTATCTTTTTGCTGTTGCTAAGTTTTCTCAGCTTGTCATACTCTTTTACAGCAACATCTGCCCTAGCCACTATTTCCTTGTCTGTAAGACATGAGTCAAGAATTTCGCTAGGATTTGGATATACGTTTTTAATGATGTAGGTATAGCTATAGCTATGAATTTGCTCAAAGAACTGCCAGACGTTTAGGCAAGCCTCTA